TTATCTTTTTAGAAGATTCGTCTGATAGGAATTGATATTGATTGTGCGCATCCGACAACTGAATAGGAGTAATATCTGCTGAGGCTTCTTTGTTGTCATTAAAAGCAAGAATAAATTTACCAGCATTAGAACTTCCTGAGAACTTTTGAGCAATCTTGTTTTCTATAAGTTGCCTTTCTTCTTGGTTAGGTGTTCCGTTATTAAAATTAATTAACATCGAAGGACTTAATCCGTTGAGAATATTATTCAAATGAAAATTAGAAATCTCTTCTTCTAGCTCTGCATATTGTAATCCGCCTTGATAGTCTACTGGTGAGTAATAATAGAATCCAGCTCTATATGGCTGAACGTACATTATCTCTATACTTTCCTTAGACATTCCAAACGCAGGTATTCTTTTAGGTTTGTCATTTGGCTTAATCTCTGTCCAGTCTTTAAAATAATAGTAAGCTGGAACAACCCCTTTTTCATCTGCCTTTTCAGCTCTTAATGTTTCAATCGGGAAGTGTTCTATTTGAGCAATGCTTTTTCTATCCTTAGAATAAATGATTTGAATAGCACATTGCCCCATTAGTTTTAAATCATAGCATAACTTTCTGACACAATCTTTATGAAACAAAGAAACCATCTGAGCATATTCATTTGGCTTTCTGTTTGAGTCTGTAGCGTTTAGACCTTTTCCATAAATAGCTTGAGATATACCATTAATTGCAGCGTTGTTTGTAGGGCTTCCGTTATATCTGTCTATAAGGAACTGAAAATAATTGTTATCTGCTCCATATTCTACCCACCCTTTGTTTTTTACTTCCTTAATCTCAGGACTTGTGTATGTGTTTAAATTAACAAACCCATACTCTGATGTTTTTGATGTAGCAAAGCCTGTTGTAAACTGACCTAATTCGTTTCTTTTTCTTTTATTCTTCATAGTGTTACAATATAGTCATTGTTACCTGATGTGCTTTGTGTGTATTGACCTTCATTTAATTGATAGTAATCATTCTCAAATTGCTCTATGTCTTGGTCTGTGCAGAAAATTCTGTCTTTATATATTACCCCTTTAAATCCCGCATCATCTTGCCACAAAACATCATAATTCTGCCATAGAGAATAGTTTAAGTTCCAAAAGTCATAAGCAGCATATAATTCTAAATCATAAAAATGCCCTTCAACTAAAGCAGGAGAAAATACATTGTTAAATGTGTAATAGTTTCCTGATATAGTAGCACTATTTACATCATATTCTACAGTAACATTTGTAGAATCATCACGAACAGACATCTTAAATACACTATCATATTGTCTAGGTATTACTTTAAGTGTTTGAGCAGTTGCTGATGTGGTTAATACAATCATACTTATATAACGAAAGAAATAGATGAATTTGTAAAAGTCTAAAGCAAAAAAAAACCCTACCGAAGTAGGGTCTTGATTTTAAATCAAAAAAAGCATCAAGCTCCTGTTGGTGTAATTTGAGTATCTGAAACTAAACTTGCAGGGAATACACCTGAATCAATAAAGTAAGGGGAAACTTCTTCCATTCCTTCCATTGTCAAAGTAAATCCTGATAAGTCTCCAGCAGCAGCACCAGTTACGATAGTGCCACCAGTTAAGTCCATACCATTCTCATATCCACATAAGAATTGATTACCATAGTAATCTTCAACTACCATTTGGGGTCTACCAGCAGCTAAAAGTTGAACCTCAGCTCTAGTTCCAGCATCTAAATAAGGTAGAGTCAAATTAAGTGTTTGTGTGTAAAAAGTTGTTCCATTATCTCTTGAGCTAGTTATTGTAGTCTCAAGGCTAGAATTTCCTTTTACATCGTATTGAAAAAACAATGTAGAGCCAGTCATTGTAATAGCACTTATTGTTTGGTCAGCATCTATAGTTGTAGATGCTATATCTCCGTAGTTACAGAAATAAACTGCTTTAATCCCTCCGAAGGCTGATTTACAAGGAACTTTTCTCCCTGATGTTATTGCGCAAGCCATAGTTTATATATTTTTTAAAAAAAAAGGGTAGGTAGTAAAATCCACCTACCCCTTCTTATGTTATTATTAATATTATGCGTAAAGAACGATGTCTTCAGCAACTCCGAACTGTACGCCAGCAGTATATCGCATAACCATACGAACATTCTGTGAACCATCTAAATCTTGCATATCAAGAACTCGAACTTCCTGAGTGTCATTAAGCAATCCTGTGCCGAAGTACAAGTTGCTTCTTTGAGCAGCTACCATTTTGTTAGCAGACATTCCTGGGCAAACAAAGATTTTAACTCCGTTAACAGTCAAACTTCCGTTGTTCCACCATTGTGTTCCCATATTGTTTACACCATTAGCTCCAAGACCATTAGCAACAAATCCTCCTAATGCTTGAACATAGAACTTAGCAGCGGCTGAACCAACGTAGATAAACAAATCTTCCTTACCATATAAGGCAGAAGGAATTGCATCAACAACTTTTCCTAATTCAGCAATGATGTTTGCAGCATCAAGACCTCCTGCAACAGCAGCAACATCTACAACTCCAGCATCAGCAGCTAACAACTTCTCAAATCCATCATAAGCGTTATTTGCAGCAGCAGCAGTATCCCCTTGCCAAAGATTCAACTCATTTGATTGAGCAACTTCAGCAGCAACGTGAGCTAACATAAAGTCAGAGAACTTAGGAGGTAATGTTTGTGCCAACCCAAAGCCCATTGATTGAGCTTCCCAATCGCTAATGAAGTCTTTCTTACAAAGTTGTAAGTTGACCTGTAGCTCTGTAGGTTGCAAAATTCTCTCTGTAAGTGTTACAGTAGAGGTTGGTGTGAAGTCACAAGATGCAGCAGATACTAATTCAGTAGTAGCTAACTTCTTGATTACTTCTTTATAAGAGATATTACCTTTAATTGTAAGTCCACCGTCATCGATAGTCGAAGCCGAAAGAAGTGCAGCAGCAATATATTCACCAGCAAATTGACCAGCATATGTAGTGGTAATATTTGTAGTGGTAGCGAGATTTACTTTTTCTAAACTCATTTTTATTTATTTAATTTATTTAATACTCTATCGAGCGTTGTCCTTACTTTACTTTGAGCAAAAACCTTTTGTTCTACTTGCGCAGATTCTGCTTCAGGGCTGTGCTTAATTGGCTCAGCGGCTGGTGCAGATAATTCTTCTTTGATATTCTTAGAAAGCTCAACGTCATCATCTGACATTTCCTCTTTAGGGGAAACCATAGCTTTGATTTCTTCAATCATAGATTTCATTTCCTCAACAGCAGAAGATAACTCCTCTTTTGTTGCGTATGCCATCTCTTCTTTTTCATCAGCTAAGTCAGAAGTGATTTCTTCACCTTCCTCATCTTCTTTTGCAGGAACTTCATCAGACACCTCTCGGACATCAGCAATAATCCCCTCCTCTTCTACAACTACCAAACGACCATCTTCAAGTAGATATTCGCCAACAGGCATTGCAACTCGCTCATCATCAGTTTTAATGAAAAGCTCTTTTCCTTTCTCAAATGATTCAGCTTCTACAACTGTGCCATTCTCGAGCTTCATTTCTTCAAGTTTGACCTCGATGTTTAGAAGCGTTTTGATATTATTTATCATTTCACTTGATTTCATAACTATATAACGATGTTTAAATTAAAATTTGCATTTTCAGTCTGTCCTTGTGATATTCCCTATGCCTTGAGCCATTATATCTCCTGTACAACATTTTTTTGAATAAGTGTTTGTATCTCTGCATAGACAAGCTCTTGAAGCTCCTCTTGGTGATGAATGGCTAGGTATATAGTTTGTGTTTTTTTTATTCATCTGTTAAAACTTTTTTTATCAAAGAAAGTAATTCATCTGCTTCTACTTCCGAAGATGCTTTAATGTCTTTATCAGACTTTTCCATTTTGTCTGCAAAATAACCTTCAATAGAAAAACCCCTAACTTTATCTGTCTTAACGTATTCATTCCATATTTCATCATTGTCTACTTTTACTGCACCCATCCAAGTCCCAACAGGCACATTCATTCCATACTTTCTTGACTTGTCGTGAACGTCATCTTCGACTAACCAACTTTCAACAAGAGTAAGACCTTGTAAAGCACTTGCGTGTTCTAAAGTAGAATTACCTTGATAGCCATTTTTTAAATATAACTGAGAAGCCTTTGCAATTGTATCTTTTGAGAAATATATATAATACTCATCATCTCCGTTTTTTCGGTAGATAGGCTTGTTTGGTACAAGCAAAGCACCCATTAGTATTTTCTTTTCCTTAGAAACTTCTGCCAATTTTATTTCATCAGAATTTAATGCTACAAAATCCTCTTGTATTGCTGGACTTTCTACAATAGAGATAGCATCAATGCCCATCATCTCTTGTGCCTCGTCTAATATTAATTCAACTATTTTCATATTTATATAACGATTAGATTATTGTTTTTTGTATTTATAAACTAGCTCCCTCTATGATGTTACGTTCTAGGCTTTGTCCTGTTGTTACATCTGATGCAACTACATAAGCTCTAAAAGGACTTTGATTTTGTCCTGATATAGCATCTGCTAATTGATTAGTCCCTGTTTGACCTACTATATTAAAATTAGGAGAACCACTACCAACCGCAGGTCTGCCTCCAGAAGAACTTAGCAAAGAAGGGGGAGTAGGGGGTGAACCTCCAGCCTTTAAACCACTTAACGCTTTTGTTGTGGCTGCAATATTTGTAGCAATTCCAAGAGCTGCGGTTATGTTGTTTGCAGCAATAACAGGAGCAGCTGAAATACCTGAAGTTAATATGGCTTGTGGAGTAGCTAAAGCTCCAGCATTTGCAGCTTGAGTAGATATAACAGTTCTTGCAATACCAACTGCACTTTCACCAATAATAGCAGCAGCTTGAACCGCTTTATTTTTTCCAGCTATTTGACCTAGCAAAGCAAATCCTTGACTTATATTATTTAAGTTTGCTTGTTGAACTTGTTTTTTTTGTTCAGCCACTAATTTTGCAATCCTAATTTCTTCATCCGCAGTTTTTTTGACATTTTCTAATCTTTTCTTTTCTGCTTCAGCGGCTTGATCATCTAATATTTTTTGATCAGCAGATTTTTTATCTTCTATTGCTTTTATTCCAGCAGCTTCTTCTGCCCTTAATGCAATTGTTTGAGATGTAACCTCTTTTTGCTTTGTTAATTTAGCTGTTTCTAGATTAATTAAATCAGCCCTTAATTGTGCTTCTTCTTCTAAATCTTCTGCTGTCGATTTACTCAAAGAATTTTCTTTTACTTTAGCATCTAATCTAGCTTGAGCAAGAGCAAGTTCTTGATTTGTTATTTTTTCCTCTATTTTTCCTGCCTCTTGCAAAAAACCTATTCTTTCTTCAACAGAAAACTTTTCTTTATTTACAGCATTTTCAAGTGCAGCAGCTCTATCTCTATTAGCTTTTGCTCTTTCCACTAATAAAGCTCTTTCTTGTTTAGCAATCTTAGCTCTTGTGTTAGATATTTTTACAGATTCTTTTATTTCTTTTTTGGTTTCTTCTGTAAAATTCTTTACACCATCAGTAGCATCACTAACTCTGTTTTTAAATTCATCATAAGCCTGACCAGCTCCTTTTAAATCTCCTTGAGCTAACCTCAATAATGCTTTACCAGCAGACATAATTCCCATTCCTAAATCAGATAAAATGTCAACTACGTTACCAGTTACAACGGAAATAATTCCCATTAATTTAGCAAACTTGTTTTGACCTTCTTCTGAAGAAGTAAATGCAGCAGCTAAACTTCCAACAGCAATTACAAAAGCTCCAAGTCCTGTTGCAATTAAAGCACCTCTCATTGTTTTAAGACCTCCAATAAAACTCTTGACTCCTTTTACTGCACCTTTAAAACCTGAAACCATTCCGCCTGTTGCTTTATCTGCAGCAGCTTCAACACCTGAAATATCAGTTCCTGTTTCTTTTATTTCTTTGTTTAAATCTTCTACATTTTCTTGAGCATCAGCCGTATTGACTTTCATCTCATATTCTTTGACTATTGCCATTTTATTTCTGTTTTAATTTGCTTATATGCGGACTTGAGGGTTTTGGGTAATGCGTTTTTGCCTTGTGCTATCCTGATATTCTCAGTTTCGCCCTTAGCTATTTTTAAAAGGTCTAGTATATTTTTAATCATTGTACGTTATTTAAAAGTTCTAAAGAGCTTTTTCCATTAGTCAAATCTGTTGTAATACTATTTATCTTATAAGATTGTTGTCCTATGGTCATATAATCGTTCATCTGAAGGTCATAGAGGACTTTTAAAGGCATAAAAGCAGAAACCTTTGTAATTCTACGTCTTGCGCTAAATACATCGCTTATATACGTTTTGTATTCTTCTTCAAATAAAGTGCCTGTAAATGTAGAATCTCCTGTGTATTCATTAATCTCTAAAGAATAGTTTAAATTCTTTGTACTTGTGCTTGAGGAAAGCGACAACGAATTAGATGGTATAATATATGCGTTTTCTGAAGCTCCTGCATTTGAAGCTGACTTTAAGTATATAGGAGTAACAGGATTTGGAGGTTGTGCGGTTGCATTAACTGCATAGAAAATTAAAGGCTCACCAAAGTAAGGTTGCTGATTACTGTCTACAAAAAAACCATATTGAATAGTAGTAGAACCAAAAACAACTGGCGATGCGTTTTGGTCTGATAACCTTTCAAACATCATATGTTCAAATGGAGCTTCTAAAATGTATTCTTTATTTGGTGCATCAAAATCTTGACCATCTTGTGTATATCTTAACTCACCCCATCCAATGTTATTTGATTCTCCATATTGATTTGCTAAAAAAGTTTTTGTGCCTTTGTATTTAAAGTTTATTTGTCTAAATGGTAGGGCAACATCTACTGTGCTTTTAGTTATGTCTAAATATTTATTAATGTCAAAATTACCTCCACTAGAATTGTTTACTCTGTCGGCATAGTAACTGTCTAAAGTCCTGACAACAATTGTTCCTGAACCATCTACATAAGCTGTTAGATTAAACATTTTAAATAGTCCTGTAATGAAATCAATAATCCTCATCTCAGGTATTTGTTGAGCTATAACAAAGTACAATTCTGAGCTTAATGAATCTATAACATTGCTATTTGTTAATACGTTTGTAAAAGGAACTTGAGGACTTGTATCTGTGTCTCCTGTAAAAGTAAATTCTATATTTCCTTGTGTAAATTCTAAAGTTTCTGCTGAATTTAATTCTATAGTGTATGTCCCACTTGGAAACAACTGGGTTAAAGTAAATACATCTTCTTGGTTAAATTTCTCAAAATAAGTTTGTCCATTCCTTAGTATTCTAATATCATATTTAACATCAGCTTGCTCAGGGGTTATGCTTAAAGCACCCTCAATTATACCCTTAAAAGCTAAAGTTGTGTCTATTATAATATTAGCTCCTGCTCTACCTATTATTGTGCCTCCTGTATTTGCTTGTGACCAAGCATCAACTTGAACCCAATTTGTAGTTGTTTGTTCTTCAGGTGCAACAGTTCCACTTTTTCTATGTAGCCACATATAAAGATTATAGAAAGTAGAATTGGTAGTGCTAAAGAAATCCGTAGAAAAGTCTATTGATGGATATGTTGTTTCTATCGCTTGTATTATCTCATATAAGCGAATAGCATATTTTAAATCAGACCATAAAACTCCATTTGTTGCGTTAGTGCTATGGTAGTATAAATTACCAGCGGTATTGTGAGCAGAACTATGTGAATTATAAAATAGCCTTTGTGTATGTGTTATTAATGGAGCTATAATGCTTTGCAAACCATTAGTCATTTTAGACTCAATGTTTGTGTAGTTGTATTCTAAGTTTAAACTATTAGGAAATGTCAATGATGACAACTCAGATTCTCCAAGAATGTCCTTTAGGTTTATTGTATTACCAAAAAAAGTAATCTTGTAAGCGTATGGTAGGTTTTTCTTTAACTCCACCCCTGTTAGTTGTATGAATCCAGTTTTAAAAGGTATAAAGTTTAACTCAATAGAAGCAGATGCTTTTTGTCTTGCATCAAATCCATTAGCTATGTTAAAATTATAGTAGTGTTTGAATATCTTGTTGTTTGAACTACTAGCTGGTACAGTAAAAGGTTGAGTGAACTCTGTAAATACTTTCTCTATGTCTTTAATGTTCTGAATTGATTGAGTCATAGAAACAGTCTCATCCGCAAATAAGTCTATTCTTTCACCTCCTATATAAAGCTGTAACTTCTGCATTATCTGACGTTGTTTATGTAGTCAAAGGCATCCTCAAATTCTACTGTGTATTCAATTAGCTTATCGTTTAGAGATGTCTTATAAACTAAATCAGAACTCTTAACCATTACAGGCACAACCTCTACTCCTGAACCTGATGTGCTTGGTCTAGTCATCCACACATAGCTTGACAATAACAATTCCTCAAACATACAATTAGCAGCTTCAGGGTAATATCCTGAATTGAAAACATTACTTTGTGTTCCTTCTGTATTGAAGTGCTTTTTAGAAGCAGAATTTACATCATAGGTCACAGCTCCTGTTGTGTTTATGATATTCCTTTGGAAACTTTCTGTTGTTCTGTTTAATGTTTTAACTTGCTTTAAAAAGAAATAAATATCTTGAAGCATTCCGTATTTATTAACAAAGGTGAACTTGTTTCCTGTCCCATACTTTGAGCAATCAATTCTATTTATTTTTAATATTTGAGTAATATCTCCTTCACCACCTATTTCAACTTCTGTAGTTGTGTAATCTTCATAAGTTAATTCATAATCTTGACCATTTCCTTTCATATAAGGAGCTTTCCCAGCAACCCCCACAGGAACAAATATTTGACTTGTTCCAGCACTATTTTTAGAACATACTAACCAAGCAGGAGCAGTTCGTGATGGAAATGGTATTGCAGGATTTGCGCCTTCCATAAATGTACCAAAGCCATCCACAGCCTTTACATCTGTGCTTGAAATTAATGACTTTGTTCCTGTTCCATTTACTCCTGTGTATGATGACAAAACAAGCGTTATAGATAATTCTTGTATTGTATATAGCCCATTGAAAGATGTAGTAAAATAATCTCTAGCAAGTTCCGCATATTCAAAGACAACATTTGTTCCTGCTGATGCGTTTTTTATTAGTGTATATCGTAATGTTCCACCTATAGATATAGCTAACTCAGTAGATAATGAACCTACTGGAGCAGATACATTTATATATTGTGGACTTCTAAGTGCTTTCTGTGACATTGTGTTTTATTTTAGTCGTTTAAACCTAAGTTGTTTTCAGTATCGGAAACGAAGGCCATCAATAAGTTGTTTGAGAATTTTTCTAGTCCAGCATCAAAAGGCTTAGAAAAAAACATATTAGCTTTCAGTCCTTTATTGTATATGCTGTTTACAATAATATACCTCATAGATTTATAACTCATAAATTTTCCTTGCTTGTCTCTCCATTGAAACCTTTTTTTAAGTAACCATTTATCTATCCCTTTAGTTAAACCACCTTTTGGGCCCCTACCTGAACCATATTGAAATTTAGATAAGGCTCTACTGGTTTCGGGGTATGTTGATGTTTTTCCTTTAACTCCTTTATCTACAAATTGACCATAGTTTTCCATAAAGAAGTCAACAAAAAGTTCTTCATTGTCAAATCCTTGTTTGCTTGTTAAAGAATTATATAAATCCCCTCCTCCTTTGTTGTCTTTTGTAAGGTTTGCTTTGGCTTGTTGTATTACATAACTAGCATATCTCTTCAAGACCTTCTCCATAAAAGGGTATTCAGATTTAGCCATCAGCAAATATATATATCGTTGTAAATCATTACATCCATTGTAGCTGTCCAACCTGCTAACTCGTTTTCAAATCTATCATAAAAAGGCTCGCAAGTAGGGTTCCCATCAAGCTGATATTTTTCTGTAAACAACTGCCCCATTCTCAATACTTGAATAAGCTTATTTAATACGCTTAGTTGTGTGTTTAAAATGTCTTGATGGTTATTGTTGCCTGTAAACCTATCGTATGTCTCATCCTTTGATTGGTCTACCATATCCATAGCCAAAACTGAAATATTGAATCTAAGCACTTGTTCTTCGTCTGTAACACTATTAATAATAATATGACACATAGGGAATATATCCTGCTTGTTTAGGTTAACCTGAGAAAGCTCCCCTGTTGTTACTGTGTTTACATTTATGTCATTTAGCAACTGAGTCTTTATGGTTTCTGTTAATTGATAAAACCCCCTTATTGCTTGATTATCATTATTGCTCATTTTATTTTGCTTTTAATTTGGTCTGCTTCCAATTGGTTTTTGTCTTTTATAAATGATAACATCATAAAGCATTGGTGTACATTTAATTTTGTGATATGTTCAAATCTTGTAATATCGCCTTGAGCGAGTCCATATATTGATTGATACCATCCCCATTTATCTCCGAAGCTAGAAACTCTGTCAAGTCTAACTCCTGTTTGTTCTCCAAATAGCTCATCATAGTTTGCGACAAGTCTAGTCCTAAATTCCACAAAAAAAAAATTGAACTTAGCACCGCATCCATTGGCATATCTAGAACATCTTTGTATCCTTCCACTTCATATTGTTTAATAGAATACTTGTTTTTTAATTTGTGTTCAATTGGCCTGTATAATACATTCATCGTTCTTTCCATATTATCCCAGTCTCCTATATATGTGTCTAGGTCAATATATTCTCCTAGAGATAAATCATCAAGAGAAGGGTGAAAACCATATTCAATATCTTTAATTTTAAACCTTTCAACTAACTTTGGTTTGCCATCAAACATCTTTGTTAGCAAAGAGCCTATTTCGTTTGTGTCATTGTACTTTAATTGCATAACACTATTCAAAGGAATATCACAAAATATCTCAATCATCTTAGCCTGAAGAAAATTCTCATCATCATTGTTTTCTTGTATTTTAAGAAACTTCTTGTATTGAGATAGCTTAATGTCCCCTAGTGATGTTGGTATGTTGACTTTAATCTTCATATATATATAACGTAATTTTTAGACTTATTTTCTTTGAACTAATTTAATAAAAAAGGGCGGACATTTCTGCCCACCCAAATCGCCTAACCAAAAGCAACTAAACTATAATTTGTTTCTCTTATTTAATTCTTCAATATAGATTTGGTTTTCCAGTTCCATCTCTAAATGGTGTATGGCTTTAGCTATGTCCTGAGTAATTGGATTGTCAGGTTTCTTACCAGCTCTCATAATATAGGTGAGTGCAGTTCCTAAGTTGTAGTTGTCATCTTGAAAGTCCCATACTACGTTCTTAGCTTCTATCTTCATATACTTGCCTAGATAATACTTTGGTGACTTTTTCATCTGTCAGAAGCTTCTTGACA